TTATCTAATATGAGTAATCGAAGGGAAAGAGATATTAGAGAATTATTTAATCGAATAAATCAACTAGAAAAGGTGGTAAGTAGGATAGAAGGCCAAAACCGTTAATGTTTGGTATGTTTGGAATAGATAACATATACAAATGGTAAAATTTTTAAAACCTCTGTTACTGAAGTTTCTCTCTACGTCAGCTTGCAAGCAGTTAATTGTGGATTTGCTACGAGCCATTTGCAAGCAAACATCTAATGATGTTGATGACCGAGCGGTAGACTTTTTAGAGCAGCAGTTATTCCCAGGTAGACCTGTATCATCTTTACCACGATGAAAGATGACGGGTTTATGAAAATGATTAATAGTAAACTACCTCCCGAAGCAGAACTGTTAATAGAAATAAGATGTAGAGAGGTAATGGCCTGTAAAGATACAGACCAAGTAAAAGCATTTTGCATAGACCTTATGAAAAATCATGCAAGAACCGAAAATGTATTATCTAACGCAATGATGCGTGTAATAGAACTGGAAGCAACACTATCTGCTATAAAAGCATCTATAAGAAAACCAATAAATCCTATAAAAAAGTTTTTTCACATCTCCTAATCTTTTTCTAATTCACTAATTCGTTTATTGATAGCATCATACCGAACACAATATTCCTTCATATCTAAATTATTAAACCAGAATTGATTTTGCAGTTCTGCTAACTGCTGTAAATAATTTTTTATTAGGTCTTTGTTATTCACTTTTTTAAACTTTAGATTTTAAATTTGCAAAAATGTCTTCCATCTCAGTAACACCTTCGTTTAATTTTTCCATTCGACTTTCAGCTTCTTCAAGCATTTTGTCTAACTTTTGATTTTCGTAACTTTGCTCATAATAAGGATCTAAGTATTTATCAAGAGCAGTTCTTACTAAAGCTGAAATAGACTTACCAGGGCCACTAAGATTCTCTAATGCTTTATGTTGAGAAGATCTTATTTGAACTGTGGTTCGTACTAATTTATCTTGAGTGTCCATGTTTTTAATGTAGTAAAAAAGAATGAGGGCTTACAGATCAAGTTAGCTTATTTAGTAGCTTAATATTAGGAGTAGACCAAGAACCCCTTTTGACCCGCTACTAAATCCTCGATGGGAACTTGTATTATCATTTGTAAAATTGTGCAATTAGAGTATGAGGGTCATGGCTCTCAAGATTACAAAAAAGCAGCGTAACCACCTGGACTTATAACAGGTTGATCTTGCCTCATAATTCATAAAAGTTTTTTATCAGTTATATCGACCCAATGAAACCAATCTACTGTTGATTTCAAAATACAATCGCCAAAATCTTTTTCTTCATATCTAAAAGTTCTTTTTAGATCGAAGTCATAATGAACCTGACCGATATAAGGAGATTTAGGAAAATCTATTCCTAGTGATGATCTAAAGTAAGGCATTAGACAGCTAATCTGCCATCTGCTACGGCCTGTTGTTGATCTGCTACCCATTCGTCTTCAGTAGGTTCTCTCCAATCACCTGTAAAACAGCCTTGTGGTTTAACTATTTCATAGTAAGGAAGTTTATCGGCTTCTTCTTCAGTTATGGATATACCAAATAAACCTTTATGGTCATCATCTTCATCTAATACAGACTTACCATATCCATCGAACCACCACCCAACTCTTTCTACCTCTATTGGGTAGTCATCAGTTCCGTCATAAACGGTAGGTAGCATAATATCAAGAGCTTTATCATAGGATTCAGCTTCTACTTCAAACACTTCGTATAAAATACTTTTTGTTTTGATCTTGTAAAGTTTTTTTGTGGTCATAGTAAATTTGGACTTCCTTAAAAGTATAGCAACAAAGTGCCATCACTATGTCATCTGTTAAGAAACTTTAACCTTCGTTAGTTTTCCTACCATCAATTCTTCTTTGCACAGATTCTCTCCATAACAATTCGTCTTTTGCCTCTGCTATTTTATATTCTGCATTAGAAAATTCTCTCCGTAACTGACTATATGCTGCCTCCCTAACCCATGCTGTACCTCTTATTCCTGCTTGTTTAGCTTTCTCTTCAATTAATTTTGACCTATTTGGGTCTATTAAAACTTGGTAGTAATTTTTGTTGCCGTGCTTTAATGCCATTTAATAAACCTCTCTTGTACTACTCTACCACCAAAAAGGCAAATCGGCTTTTTCAACTTGCTTTTTTACATAGTTTTTTCTAGCTTGTTTTCTTTGGCTCGACTTACCTTGATGTACTTCTCTCGCACTCCTTAGAAAATCTATAGCCCTGGACAAATCCCCCGTTCTAGCTTTACGAATTTCAACGTAAAGATTTTTAAGTGTCTCTACTCTTATATTCTTTTCCATAAGCTACAGCCATTACTTCAGGTAGTGTCTTGTAATATGCTACCTCAGTATTCTTTTGATAGCACCACCCTTTAGGGGTGTTGTAAATTTTAAGCATTTTTACTCCAATGTTTTATTAGTTGTTCAAGCTCTTCGATACGTTTACGAGCAGCTTCAATTTTCTGTTGTCTGGTCAATGAGTTTCCTCCCAAGTGTTTCCTACAGATACTTCAGCAACAGCAGGAACTCTACCTAACCATTTTGATTCTGCATTTTCCATAATATCTTTTAGTTTCTTAGCCCATGCGTCTGCAAATTGCTCCTTAACCAAAAGTATTAATTCATCATGTACTGCTGCTGCAATCTTTACTTTATCTTCGCCACATTCCTTAACTTCTATCCATAAGTTTCCTAATGCACACTTTAATATGGCAGCACCAGCACCTTGAATTGGAGTGTTACATCTAACAGTTACTCTGTTAAGATCCCCTTTAAGATACCTACGCATATTCGATAAAGGAATACGAGTCTCAGCCCATTCATTACCATTAGAGTTCTTTGCAATCTGATAATTTTTATTCTGCCAAGCGTGGACACCTTTATAGGTACGCAACCAGTTATCACGAACTGTTTTTGCTTCTTCGAGCGTCATCAAAACACCACTACTACCAGCGTAGTTACGCAAACCTTCTGCTCCTGCTCCGTAAAGCAAACCAAAGTTAGCGGATTTAGCTATCTGTCTATCACAACCCATCTTTTCAGCAGTATAGTCATGTAAATCTTCGCCTTTAATAAAAGCCTGGATCATATTTTCATCTTTAGCTAATGCAGCAGCAAGACGTAATTCCATCTGTGAAAAGTCAGCATCAACTATCTTCCAACCTTCTGGGGCTTCTACACATTGTCTGAACTCAGAATCTCTAGGTATCTGTTGGTTATTAGGTTTAATACTAGACATACGGCCTGTATCTGCCCCTAGCTGCATATAAGAAGCTTTAACATAACCTTTGTCATCAAGCTTATCCAAAATACTGGTAATCATTTGTCTACGTTTTTCTGTTTTCTTCCAAACTAAATAAGTTTGAATAATCTCAGAATCAGCAGCAAAAGCCTTTAATGTCTGTCTTGATGCACTAGGTTTACCAGTAGCATCAACAGGTGGAGTACCAAGTATTAAAGTAAACTTTTCTAATAGTTGTTTAGGACTATTAATATTAAAGCCAGCATACTTTTTTGTACCTAGTCTTATAGATCCTTCGTCTTTCGCACGTAAATTAAACGATCCATCAAGCTCTCGTGGTAATTTATGTGGTTCGGGTAAAGCATTATCAAGTTCACGCAAAAACTCTTTAGACATTTCTTTTAAATCATCTTCATAATCAATACGTCTTTGCTTAAGTGCAGAGCGATTCCAGGGAAGACCAGTTCTCCACATTTGAGCCATAGCTGGTAGGGCAAGACATTCTAATGTGTAAGCTTCCATAAGCTCCCCCACATTTAATCTTTGATCCAGTATTTGATCTAACTCAAGTAGTACTTCTATATCTTTAGCAGCATATTCAAGTTGAGCTTTACTTAAAACATCAGCACCCCAATTAGAAGCTTGCTGTTCTTTTGAAATATCCAAATCTAAATATCTTTTAGCCACATGAGCTAAACCATGCTGAGTTTTTGGTATGCCATTAGTAAGTAAACGACTTGCTAACATACTACATCTGACTTTACCTTTAATATCAATATCATGTTCTTGTAACCAACCAATATCAAATACTGCGTTATGTGCGAGCCAGAATCTAGCTCCATTGGTAAAGAATCTTTTTAGATAATCCCAGTTATTTTCTGTAAGTTCAAAACAATCAATAACAACTATAGTTTTTAAGGTATAGCAACCAAGTTGAAGTAATCTTAACTTACCTTTTTCTGGCTGAAGCTGTAGTGTTTCAGTATCAAACGCTAGACTAGAAGCTGTATGTAAGCGATGAAGCTCTTTAATTCCGTAGAAAACGGAGTAGTTTTGTTGTGTCATGGGTAGCGACAATATGTTTGTATTTGTTATTGTAGTACAATGATAGGTTTATGTCCAGCGTTCAATCTTTCTTTGTAGGGTTGCAGCGTCTAAACAGGTGTATATAAGCACATCTATACCGCAAGTAATAGCTTGTAAAACCTCACTATGAAAATAATTTTTATCTTCATAATCTACTTGGTCAACATCTATAA